CTCTGGTGCCTGAACATAAGGCCGTAGACATATAGGCATTCTGGCTTCCGCCATCCTGATTAATCGTTCCGGTCATTGAGTCGCCCTGACGATTCCAGTCACGACGCCAGCCGGGGAAGTAGCCGCCCCCATGATTAATGTAAGTGAATTGTGCGCTGGTTGTACCGCCACCACTTGATGTTGTCGGCGTGGTTACTCGGATAGTGATTGCAGATTTAGTTCCCATGACCTCGACGACACAACCAGCCAGGTGGATATCACCACATCCGGTATCCGTAATGATTTTGTTATTTGCATATGACCATGAGCCTTTGCACATCCAGTACGGATGATTAAATGCACCACGGGAATCCAGCCATTCAATAAACTGAGCGGTTGTCCAGTTTCCGGCTTCAGTGCTCAAAGCGCCGCTATAAGCACGACAGGCACCGATATTTTTCGTGAAGGTATCCTTTCCCGGAATATCCGCACCGTTCTGATCTTTCTGAAGGCGTTTTTCAGCATTGTCATAGGCAGACTTCACCGCTTTTGATGTTGCGGCCAGCGTTTCAGAATCACTGTTGGTGACGCTACTGAGCTGGACAAGACCTTTTCGCGCTGTAGTGGCATCCTGTGCAGTGTATTTCCCGTTAGCAAGGTTATACGCGGCCTTTACCGCCTTTGGCGTTGCCGCAAGCGTTTCAGAATCGCTGTTGGTGACGCTACTGAGCTGGACAAGACCTTTTCGCGCTGTGGTGGCGTCCTGTGCAGTGTATTTCCCGTTAGCAAGGTCATACGCGGCCTTTACCGCTTTCGGTGTTGCGGCCAATGCTTCAGACGTGCTGTTGGTGGCGCTACTGAGCTGGACAAGACCTTTTCGCGCTGTGGTGGCGTCCTGTGCAGTGTATTTCCCGTTAGCAAGGTCATATGCTGCCTTTACCGCCTTTGGCGTTGCCGCAAGCGTTTCAGAATCACTGTTGGTGGCGCTACTGAGCTGAACAAGGCCTTTTCGCGTTGTGGTGGCGTCCTGTGCAGTGTATTTCCCGTTAGCAAGGTCATATGCTGCCTTTACCGCTTTCGGCGTTGCGGCGAGCGTTTCAGACGTGCTGTTGGTGGCACTACTGAGCTGGACAAGGCCTTTTCGCGCTATGGTGGCGTCCTGTGCGGTATATTTCCCGTTAGCAAGGTCATACGCGGCCTTTACCGCTTTCGGCGTTGCGGCCAGTGTTTCAGACGTGCTGTTGGTGGCGCTACTGAGTTGAACAAAGCCTTTTGCGGTCAGCGAGGCGTCCGGGTGACGTCGTGACTGTTCATGTTCTTTCAGTTTGTCATTCACGTAATCCACTGTGGCCATAACCATGGTGTTATCCACGGTAAGCGCCACGGTGGCAGTGCTGGATACGGTCAGAATGGTGCGAAATGTTTGTACACGTCCGGATCCTTCGGCAACGGCTGGCTTGTAACTTTCCGCAGTATTGCCCACCGCGATCAAATCGCCGTGCTCATCAAATACACCAATTTCCCGGATCCAGAATCCGCCCGTTTCAGGAGGAATAACCAGCTCCGCAATAATGCGGTTCTGATGTGTTGCGTCCAGGATGACGCGATTAACAGTATGTCGCCACACCTCATGCACCAGACGGGTCTGCTTACTGTCTGGTGTGGGCAACGTGCCGCCACCGTCGCCCACGGCCATATGAGTCAGGCGGACAGGCTTACCATCTGGCGCGGCTGCCTGAGCTAATTTTTTTGCACCCGTATCGGTGATAACGGTTTTAAATTTTCGTGTTGTGGTACTCATGCTTAATCGTCCGGATAAATGGTAATGACTTCACCGTCGTAAGTTGCTGCCGCCGCGAAAATATCCCCCGGAATCTCCTGAATGATATTCAGCCCTGTCATGTGGCGGCTGACCGGGCGGGCATCAGCAATCAACCGCTCCATTTCCAGATACATTTCCTCCGTCACGCCACTGTCCAGCGTGCCCACTTCAACGGTAAATGTTCCCGGTTCTCCGCCGAACTCCCACCACTCAGACACACGAATGAGGTATCCCAGCGGCTCAATGGCCCGGCGCAGTGCGCTGATGGTTCCCTTGTGTCGGTGTATCAGCCATGCATCACGAATCACCTGTCGTTTTGTCTCTTCCGGCCAGTTGCGATCCCAGCGGTCAACGGAAAATGCCCAGGCGAGATAAGGCAGCAGGTGCACCGGGCAGGTGTCCGGCGACCACAGCGTGTTGAGGTCTACCGGGATGTCTGTAATGCGCGTTCCGACAGCTTCGGCACAACGCATGAAATTGCTGGCTGATGGCGGTAACAGTGAATTACTCATTACGCCCACCTTCGCTGATGGTGAATGACTCACAGCGCGCCGCCTGTATGTCGCTGATGGCCATATTCTGTGTGGGTTCGATTATCTCCACGCGTTGCACGCCGTGTACATGAAGTGCGGCAGCAATGGCGGACAACGCCACGTCCTGACCGATAAGCCCCTGTTCAGCCAGCCACTTCCTGAATGACGATTCCGCCGCGGCCAGAATAGGTTCGGATTCCGGACCGGGGTAAAAGTACAGTTTTGCATTCAGCCGCCATGTCACGATGCTGGCGCTCTGTACGGTCAGGCGGTCGGCCACCGGGCGGGTATCCTCTGCATTCAGAACGGCGCGAACGGTATTAAGCAACGCCTCCGTTGCTGTGCCGTCGCCCTCAGTGGACAGGATGGAAACCGTCACGTTGGCCGGAGACGGGCTGATGGCCCGCGCATCGCGTACCAGACCGCTGGCGCTGCGTGCAAAATACTCGTATGCACCTGACGGGCCAGCAACACTCAGACCGTCATATGCCCGTTGCGCCCGTAGTCTCAGCGAGGTGTCACTTTCCATCACTGCGTCGGTGGTATCCGTTGCCGGAGTGATAACCAGGCGCTTTGTGTTCATATTGCCCGCGAGGTTGTCCAGGTCTTTCCCGGCGCTGTGGCTTAGCATGCAGGCGCGTGCACCCTCATTGACCCGCTGGCGTAACAGCATTTCACGAAACGACATGGTTTGAGCGATAACGTTAAGGGGTTCCGATTCCAGCTCCAGCGCGGCGGAAACGGCTTCACGCTGTTCGGCGGGATAGGACGCAATCATCATGGCCTTTGTGTCAGCCAGAATTGCCTCAAAGTCAGGCTCCGCGATGATGGCGGGGTCCGGTAACTGTGAAAGGTCAACGGCAGGCATGATTTACTCCCTCAGCGTGATGGTTAATTCAACATTCTGCATGGTCTGCATGACAGTGCCCGACAGCGTCACCCCGGCGCGGCCTCCTGCCTTCCAGACAACGTCGATAGCGTCCAGGGCAATGCGGGGTTCCCATCGTGTCAGCGCAATCACGGCAGCACTCATGCATTGCAGACGCGTGGTGTTATTCATGGGTTCGTCAATCAAATCAGGCACAAGGCTGCCATATTCCCGTCGCATAACCCGGCTGGCCAGCGGGGTGGTCAGGATGTCCCTGACTGACTGTTTCAGGTGCTCCATATCGTTCAGGTTTCCCGTTCCGTCCGGGTTCATTCCTGTGTAGCGGGTTGTCACTGCGGGCCTCCTGTCGAATCGCTGCCACCTTTAACGCCACCGTGCTTATGCGTATGCACTGTGATGCCGTTTGAGGTGAAATCGCCGCCGCTGTGCGTGATATTGCCGCTCATCTTTCCCCCTTTTGTGACGTCAAGCGTCGCTGTTCTCAGAAGGTTTGTGCATTCCACGACGGGCGTATCCAGTGTCACGCTGACGGATGCCTGCAGGGTGGCTGTTTTCATGCCGCTGGCGCTCAGTGCGCCAGCGTCTGCGTCGTAGCGGAACACCGCGCCATCCGGCGCGCTGACCACGATTTCTTTCAGGCTTTTGCCGGGGGCCGGACTGGCATCACTCCACAGGCTGCCAATTATCATGGCGGTTTCCGGGTTGCCGCCAATGCAGGCAATTACCACCTGTTCGCCTGGTGATGGCGGCAGCCATACATTGAAGGCTCCCGCGCGCGTGGTGTTCCAGCGCAACCAGCCTGTTTCCAGTTCGCCGCTGCGAACGCGCACGCGCCAGGACTTCTCATCAACTTCAGAGATGATCCCGGTGCGGATGATATTGCTCAGCAGTCGCATGAGTTCTGCGCTCACCGTACAGCCTCCGCAATCC